CAATCAGAAGCAAGACGCTATCGCATCACGCAGGGCCTTCTCTGCCTCGCAGCAAGGCAGAATGTTGACGATGCACAGGACGTTCCCGGGATCGAACTGGTCCGGCCAGTCACGCTGAACCATCAACAGGTCGCGCTTCTCGGCCATCAGCACTACCCTGTCGGCGTGCTTGACGGCCGGAGGAATGGGCCAGGGCAGGGCGAACCGACCGGCGATCACCTTCTGGAACTTCTCCTCTAGGTCTTGGTATTGGGGCAGCAGGGCCTTGAGCGGCGAGGCCACATCTCCCAGGTATGCCTCGCTCGCATCGTGCAGCAGAGCCCATAGCCTGTGCTGCGGCGGGGCTATCTCGGCCACCAACAGGCTGTGCTGGGCGACCGTGTACGGGGCCTTGGCGTGGCCGGTGAAGCGGATGATCTGCGACAGAGCGTGGGCTACGTCCTCGATGCAGATGTCCTCTTCAGTGAACCGGGCCAGGTCTATGATCCTGCCGGTGTGCGTTTGCATGCAGTGCGAGTTCATTTCTTCAATCGCTCCATGGCCTTCTTTGCACAGGGCACGCACAAGAAGGCGACAGGAGTCCCGTCTTCGTCCTCGACCAGATTGAAGTAGTCGTCTGGGCCTATGAGAAGCGGCTCGTCGCACACCATGCAGGCCAACTCGAATGACCCGTCCGAATACTCGACGATGTCAATGACCTGGCCCGTCGGCATCTTTACCTGCCAGACCTTGGGCTTACTTGGCTTCCTGCTGCTGGTCATTGGGGCGGCTCCTGAAGCCTATACCCCAGCGCATGCAGGATGCGGGCCAAGTCTCTGGCTGCCTGCGTGACATGCTCCTCGCTGTGCGTTGGATTGGCGATGTGCCAGAACTCATGGATCTCCGTTTCCAGCCTGGCCCTGCCGGTCAACTTCTCGTTGATGATGACCCGCTCCTGAACGTGCTGGTTCTTGGGGTCCTTGTAGTACGCCCAGCCGTCCGCCATCCCGCGCAGGCGGGTGTAGCGCCACGGAACTCTCTTGCCCAGGATGCTGAAGGAGTGGTCGCGGGGCATGTCACTCTCCCATCGGTTCGTCGTGGAAGGTGGCGACGATGCGGTTGTCATGCACTCGCCGTAGTTTCAGCCAGTGCCCCGGGTTCGTTGTTGGCCGAGGACCACGACCCTTCTCGATGTGCCATCCATCAAGCGGTGCGTATTCGTCCTTGTAGGTGGAGACTCGCACCAGGGTTGTCTCGTACACCTTGCGGAGACCGGCCGGAGTCAGACGCTCCCGGGCCATGACCCCCAGGTTCTTAGTGTGAATGTGCCCCGACAGGATGCAGTCGGCGTCCACGAACTGGCTGACGCGCGACATGGAGATGGTGCCCTGCGTGACCGGCGCATCTCCGCCCGAGCCGTGGTGGTAGTACATCCGATACCAGTCGGTGCTGCCCCGAGTATCGAACGTGCCCTGGAACGCGATCCAGCCGTTGTATCCGCCCCTCACGCACGGCGAGCCATACCCACGCAACCTCTCCACAAGGCGCGAGGTCAGGCAGGTTTCATGCCTGGAGTAGATGGCCGACTCATGGTTGCCGACAGAGATCAGGCCCATGACGCTGGCGTACGGCTTGAGGAACTCGGCGGCCGTATCGACCAGGGCGTCCAGGTAACTGCCGACCTGATGCTCTGGCCTGAGGCTGTCCTTCGATGACCTCTTGTCGTACTTGCCCTGCATCGCGCAGAAGTGGTCGCCCGCCGAGATCACCATAGCCCCGATGTCGCGGGCCTTCTTGAGGTCCCGCTCGATCAGGTCGAGTCGGCACTTGGGGTTGTCCCAGTGCCAGTCCGCTGTCAGCAGGGCCCACATATGCGGGTTGCCGCTGCCGCTGGAGAACGAGACTCGGTGGACGCCATTCTCAATGGAGCGGATCGACCAGCCGTGCCGCGCCTGCTTTCCGGCGGACTTCTTCTTGGCCACGATGGAGCCTCCATGCTGGGGTATACCGGCATCCGTGCCGTGTATTTATGTCTGCTTGCCGTTGATTTCGGGCCATTTCTCCACGCTGTGGCAGGCCATCAGCAGGTTGGCGGCGGCATGCCCCAGGTGATCTTCTGTTCTGTCCCCGTCCAGCCAGGTGTAAATGTGGGCTAGGGCGTGATTCAGGAGAAACTTCACTGGCATGCCTAGTGTCCAGTTGTTCTCTCCATACTTGCTGGCACCAAGCGCCATAGCCTCGGCGGCCCGCCGTACCCCGACCGCTGGCACTAGGTCGTACCTGGGTCCGAGCAGGCTTCGGATTGCCCCGGTGTCGTAGCACTCGACGCCAGACTCATGATCCGCCACAAGGCCATCAAGTCGCTCATCTGGCAGGTCACCAGCCAGGGTTCGTGATTCCTGCGGTGGCACACTATCGCCGTCTTGGACGGGCCCGCCTGCTGCACCGCCAGCGACATAGCCCTCGGAATGTTCAGGGCCTGTACCCGCTTGCACTCGATGAACAGTTCCGGCAAGCCCTTGACTATCAGGTCCGCATCCCCCGCATTTCCGTTGTACTGAACCGATCTCTGTACATCCCATCCGAATAACCCTTTCAATTCTGTGCATAGTTCCAGTTCTCCACGCTTGCCCTTCTGCTTGCCATTGGTCATGGCGACTCCTTCCGCGACGTAAGGGGCGACCTGTGCGCCCTGGCCCTCTCCTCTGCCACCCAATCGGGCAACGGCATGGGGTCCTCACGAAGCCCCACCCGGCCCATGAGTTTGGCGAGGAAGGGAATATCGACCTCGCCGTCCTCCTCCAACTTCGCCTGCAGGATGTGCCCCAGGGACAGCGACCTCTCGCCGCCGCTGTGGTATGCGTAATGGCACTCGCTGCACACCATGATCAGGTTGCGGTGGTGGTGCGGATCCTTGCCCCTTCGGCCCACGATGTGGTGCAGTTCCAGCCGCTTGCCCTTGCCGTACTTAGGGTGGTAGCACACGGCACACCGCTCGCACTGCAGGGCATACACCTCCAGCCACTTCTTGTCTGCCTTGGCCTTTCTCACGCATCACCCTGCTCGATGGCGGCTTCGAGCCAATCGGCCGCCCGCATGAGCCAGTTGCCGATGAACCGCACGGCATCGGGGTCCAGCAGAATCTGCACGTTGTCATAGGTCCGAAACAGGATCATCGGGTGCTGCGGCAGTTCGTCGGTCGATGCTTGGATTTCCACTGCATCCGGCAGAACCACCGCATCAACCATGTCTCGGGTCGCGTCGGACCGGCAGGCTGCGACGACACCAGGGTTCACGCCGGGGTCCCCAAGAATCAGCAGCGGTATGAACTCTTCCGGCTCTTCGATCATCGCTGTACAGGCTAACAGTGGGGTCAAATCGTATTCCGAAAACGAAACACAGGTTCACCTGCCGACAATCCAGTTGAGGCAACCTCAACTCTCAACCAACCTGCCTATCGCTTGAAGGCTCGCTCGGGGTGTAGGGCGACCAATCCCCAGCCGAGGCTAGGGTTGGCCGCACCTGCCCACCGCTCGTTAGGACGCTGTAGGGGTGACCTTCATGCCGCAGGGGCGAAGGCATGCGACCTGCTTATCGGGCGTCCTGCTGCCCGTGTGACTTGGCCCTGTCGCTTTCGGCTGGCCTACCCGCTGTCGCCACAATCCCTTCTGGTAGCGGGTCATGCGTCTGCGCGCCAGAAGGTTCTCCCAACTCGCGCAGCCGTTCGTGTTGTCAATGCTGTGATAACGGCCGTGTCAAATCGTGTTCCGTGGCTCCTGCCTTCGGTGGCGCTAGTTGGCCCACGCCGCCAGTGTTTCCGGGGTGATCGGATGGAGGCGGTCCTGAGGCACGAACCACGCCTGCCTGTGCCCGTGCGGGTCGCGTGAGAACTCGGGCTGCTTGGCCTCGGACCCGGTCATCCACCCCACCAGCGTGACGCGAGGGGCCTGGACGATGGCCAGGACGAACCGCCGGTCGTCTGCGTCGTTCTCTCGCACGATCAGGCTGCCGGTCGGCAGGGCGGTGGCCCTGACCTCTACATCCTTCAGGCAGTCGGGCGTCCTGTGGAACGTGTTGACTGACGGCACGAACCACCTGCCGGTCGCTTTGCCCACGGCCATTTCTCCGCAGGCACCAACGACCTCCTCATCGAGCCGCTTGACCAGGTCCCTCTGGTAAGTGCTGGCATGGTTCAGTCGCTGCATGGCCGACGCCACAATGCGCAGCCGTGCGGTATTGATTGCTACCTCGAACTCCGGCAGCGTCAGTTCCATCGTGTAACCCATCGACCGCCCTCCATGACCAGCCCTACCGTGGCTGCGTATTGCCCAGGAACTTCTCCTTGTTCCTGCGATGCTCGACTGCGGACTCAATCGCCTTCTTCCACATAGGCGACAACTTCCCCTCCCGCAGCATCCACTCCATGTAACTGGTCGGCACTGCCGGACTGGACAGCGGCTGCCCCTTGTATTTGCCGAAGGGGAACCGAAACTCCCGCCGCTTCGCATGCTGACGGTCGGGCCGCGAGAAGGGGTCGCGGTCCTCGCTATCAAAGGTCACGCCGACGACGAGGGCCTGCCGCCGCTTCCGCTCGGCCTCCCGCTCAAGCCGGGCTGCTTCAGCCTCGGCGGCGAGTTCGGCCGCCACTGCGGCGTCGATCTCCTCTACGGTGGCCTCGCCGTCCTCCAGTTTCTCCCGCACCTTGTTCTTCAACTTCTTGCTCTGCGAGGACAGAACGTCCACGGCGGAGCAGAGTTGGTGGCAGCGGCTGCTGTCCGTGATGTCGTGAATGACGAAGCAGGGCTTCTCGCTGGCGGCGATTGCAGCCCGCCTGCCATCCGCCGTCTCGATGCCGTCGATGCAGCCGCCCAGGGTGCGGGTGCCACGGCCCACCATCTGGGTGTACTTATTGAGGGCCTTCGTAGGCTTGGCGATAAAGATCTCTGATACAGGCGGATGGTCCCAGCCGGTCGTCAAGATGCCGACGTTGATGATGATCTCCCGCTCGCCGGAGGTGAACGCTCGGAGTTCGTCCGTGTACTCCTTGTCGCTCTGGTACGAATGAACAAGGCTGCATGCCACGCCGTGCCGGTCGAGCATGAGGTCGCGGAGGGCGGTGGCCTGCTTCACCGAATGGGCGAACACCAGGGCCTGCTTGCCTGCGACATGCTCCCGG